CATATACTTCTCCAACTTCACCAGATGAAGGACAAGTTGAAGGATCGGACCAATCTCTATCCCAATCAGAATTATCTTTCTTCCATTGTTCCCAATCGTGGACACTCATTGTCACTTCTTTTTGTTCACCAGTGTTTTTATTATAAACGGGGTATGTTGCCATATGTTATCAATTATAACGAAAATATTTATTCAATAATGATCGAAGGAGCGTCTACACACTCAGAACAACCATCACGAGTCCAACCAAGTGCCTCAGATACTGCAGGGAATTGACAAGTAAAAATGCAACGAATCAGTTCTGCAATTTCCATGTGCTCTTTCTGTGTGCCATGCGAAGAACGAAGATCTATGTAATGTATCCACGACCTTACAGAGCCTGTCATATAGAGGCGTGTAGGCGTCGCTAAGGGCAGTACAAACCTTGCACACTCCTTTGCTACTCCCATCTCTAGAAGACGATTGTAGACGCTCTGAGAGTGTTCGAACAAAACACGAATGTCTTCAAGTAAAACCAACTTCAAATAGTCAGGAATATCATCAATACTATTCTGGCGATTTTTAGTATCCTGGCGGCGAAGTTCTGGTAAAGGAATAACTTTGCTCAGCAGATTTGTATCTGCATATCGTTGTGAAAATTCTTGATATGTAAAAGAACGGTGCCTCAAAATTTGAGCCGCAATTCCTCTGGTTGTATTAATCTCAACAGTCATTGTCGCTTGTTCAAAGATGCTCCAATGTTGATGCTGAATGCAATACTTAAGAAGTCCCGAAAACTTTTCGTTCTGTTGGTTAGCGGGATTACTAACCCGAGCACAGTATGCCATATGCTTTTCAGCATTTGGAGTAACACTGATAAGTTTAACTTCGGGTTTCATAAATTCAAAACCATCAATCTGCATATCCATCATCGTCGTCATAAAATACTTCGTCGTAATCGTTGATGTATGGGACAATTTCTTCGTATCTATATGATTCTGCATCCGAATAAATTTCAGACTTCAGACAATTCACCAAAGATTCAAGATTTTTTACAATCAATTTGAGTTTTTCTTTGTCCATTTTGTAAATCCCAATGAGAATATTATAGATAAAAAAAAGAGAGGTGTCAAGCACCTCTCTTAAATTATGCAACTTGTGGTTGCTTTGCCATATTCAGTTGTGCGTTATGAAGGAGTTTTTCCTTCTTTGCTTTGAGTTTAAGATAACGAACGAAATAAGTGTTCATTTCTGCCCCTCCTTTACAAACTTAACACCACGATAGGTTTCGTTGTATGCTTGAGGCTGTTGCTGTTGTTGTGCCTGTTGTTGGCGACGAACTTCGGTGTCATATGCGACACCACGATATACGACTTGTGACATTAGGTTTCTCCTTAGTGTTTAAGTTAAAGAGCGTTCCTTCAGTCGGCGTTTGCGTTCGCTATTTGCGAATAGCGAATGAACGATCCGTTCCGCGTCGGCTTACTTCCGTTCCCGTTAGGAATGAACGATAAGTGTATCGTAACACCTATATAGAATTTATGCAAGCACTTTTGTAACTTTTGATACAATTACCTTTCAATATAACTTAATGTATGATCAGTTGCATAAAGTTGTTGAATGATGATATCACATCCAATCTTTGGATTACAATTTCCACAAGTATAAACATCTACTGCTGCTTTACCTTCTTCAGGCCAGGTGTGAATACTAATATGACTCTCTGACAATAAACACATCACAGTGACTCCTTGTGGTTCAAACTTTTTTGAAATCGTTTGAACCACAGTTGCACCAGATGCTGCCGCTGCGTTTTCTAATAAATCTATGAGACATCGTTCATCATTCAACAGAACAAATGAACACCCATACAAATTAAGTAAATAGTGCTTGCCCATTTATCATAGGTTCTCCTTTCCTTCTTGAATTAATTTACTTACATAAGTTTCGGTTCCATCCATAGTTTTAACTTCAAAAAGAGGAGACCTTTGGTATTTCTTGATTTTTTTGTATTTTTTTAAAATCTTATTTATTTCATTTTTATAAATTGATACTTCAATTTTTTCTTCACTAAATCCTTCACTCATCTCTTTTTCTTTTTTTCTGGTTGTTTATATCCCCATGTTCTGGGATTTACTTTTCCATATCCCCAGCTGATTCTTTTTACGGATCCAGGTCCATATTTATCATAATAAAAATCAAAAATACTTACTCTTTTTCCGCCTCGACATAAATCAAGATATTCTTTTCCTTCAGAAACATAAGATACCAAATATGCATCAGTTGGAAAAGAGGGATCTTTTACTTGTTGCAGAGTGGTTTTTTCCAGAAGTACTTCACAACCATAAGATGAAGGATTATCGGTATTTTGTTCTTTACTTTCCTTTGTCATCTTTTCCTCCGCAACTACATTCACGAACGTCCTCCCCATTGAATATCGGGATACGCTTCCTGAACAACACTTAAACTAATATTATATTTGGTGGTGAGTTTTTTATCTTTAACAAGGCAAATAAGCTCTGCTTCTTTTGGATGAAGTCCTTGAAGCAAATTGATGAACATCATTTCTCTACGAATAGAGGAAAGTCCATCATTGCCTCCCTTTACATAATGATAAAGATTTACATACTCTTTACGAAGAGAAGTTCTTCCTGCACCCAAAAGATCTTGCTTTGTTGCTGCCTCTCCACCCGCTGCTTCTCTAGAAAGATTTTCGGAAAGAGTACCAGAATACACAGTTTGATCATTTAGATCAGAATAAGGAACTTCACCTTCAGGAAGTAAAGAAATCACAGATTCGTCAAAATTCCAAATCAAAATAGTCTTTACTGAATCATGCTCATAATTTTTTAAGATCTCTATTTTTTTAGAATTTGATCTTTGCTTTGATGCAAGCTCAAAAATTTCAAAAACAAATGGATTTGTGGGAAGAGTTTCACTTGTGGTTTCAGTCTTCTTCCTCGTCTTCGTCGTAGTCATAGTCATTTTCAAATCGTACTGCTAAAATTTCGTCAGGTATTACATTCCCATTCGAATCAAACATCTCTGGGTGTGTAAAAACGGGTTGGGTTTGATAGAAATGTTCTTTTGCTAACCATCCTACTACGCCCCCCACAAAAAAGAACATTATTGAAACTAATGTTCCTATGGTTAGAGTTACTGCTAACATTTTCTTTCTCCAGAGAGGTTTATTTTTTCCTAATGTCGAAGTGAAATTCAATAAAAAAATGAAACTCTCTGCGAAAGAGAGAAATCATTTTACCAAACTTCACTTGAAAAGTTTTTGGTTTTGATTCCCTCTTCCTCCTGTTTCGTAGTAACAGTTCAATTCCCCGATTAATTTGGGGTTCTGATTTATTTAGTTTGTTTTTTGCGTCTCCCTGGTCTCTTGTCATAATTATACTTCCAGGCATCTTCAAGAATATTATGCAAATAATTTCTTATTTTTCTTGCTTGAGGTTTTGGAATATGTCCATATGCCTCTCTTAACTGTTTATGATTATTGTCAGATCCACCTTCAAGATATTCATCAAGATCCATTACTAGATTGCTAATGTTACTTGCGGTTTTACTTTCAATAAACTCTTCAACTTCAAATTTTTTAGCTCCACGAATTTTAAGATAGTCATAAAATTTTAGCACAAATTGCCCATTAAAAGCAAGATCAATTGCTTTTTCCACATCGAAATAGACTTCGTGAAACGTGTTACTCATTAAACTAGATTTTGCTCCTTAAGGTATTGTACAGTATCAGTGCATCCACCCAGATGCTGTTCATCATTCAAGATAACTTGAGGAAAAGTTGATCCTTGTCCAAACTCAGCATAAAATTCTTCACGGGAAAAATCTTGTCCTAGTTTATAAATGACATGCTGAAGTTCTGTTAATTGAAGCACTTGCTCAATCTTACTGCAATAAGGACAACCATCTTTTGAATAGACTGTAAATTTCATAGTAGTTTAATAAACTTAAAGTATATATTAAGATACAAAAAAAGGAGGATTTCTCCTCCTTAGTTTAGCATGTATGTCAAGCAGATTATGCTTGTGCTTCCGTCCATGACAGACGTGCAGCAACAGAAATTGGGACACCTGATAGGTTTGTTGCTGTGATTGTGAAGGTATCAGGTCCATCTGGGAAGATACCAGAGTTAGCGAAAGTTCCACCTCCACCAACAATTGAGTTACCAAGATCTCTAACTTGAGAAAGATCAAGAGTACCAGCACCAGTACCAACATAGAATCCACAAACAACCTCACCATTTAGCATTGTTACACCATATCCAGCTTGTGCTGCGTGATCTGCAATCTGCGAAAGACTGGAGTTAACCGTTCCGAATCTATTGCCGACTGCGTTTGTCCAGACAGTTGGGAATTGTGGAACAGCGTTTAGATATCCGCGAACAAGAATAGCAGTTGTAACACCCGTGACGGACATTCCAAGTCCTCTCATAACCAACTGCATTCTATTAACAAGTTCTCTTTGTCCGAATGAACCAGGAATACCTAAGTCTACAGAAGGTGATACGCGAATGGAGAACAATCCTCTTTCAGAGTTTGCAGGGATAGCAACAGGGTTAGACTGTCCATACGTAAACACGAGTGACTTATCATCATCATATCTACCATCCATAATTACGCTGGTTCCCCAGTGTGAAATGGCTGGAGCAAATGTAGGATATGCAAGTTCAACAGTGACAGGTCTAGTGTCTGTTCGAGTGAATGTTTGAGCACCAGCAACGCCCGCAGTAACTGCCATTGGAGGAACAATTATGCTTGGGTTGATGTCAAGAGAAGGAGAACTAAAGGTAATTGAGTTAATACCAACTGCAGTGATGAACGTATTAGGTGCAAACGAAGTTGAACCAACACCTGATACAACTCTCTGTCCAACTTGTAGGTTTGCAGTAGATCCGACCCCTACAGTTGCACCAGATCCCATTGTAAGGCTTAATCCGAATGGATATCCAGGCTGTCCTCTTCTCAATCCAGTTAGAGCAGTGGTTCCAACACCAGTGT